ATGTATAAATAGACAGGATCGATCCTCATATTGGGTATGTTCCTGGTAATATCCAACTGGTCTGTTACCGCACAAATTTAATGAAACACACACTTCCGGAAGAAGAGCTGTATTGGTGGTGCAAGAATATAGTAACGAATAAAGAAAATGTTTGATAAGATGGCACAATGATAGAACCAATGCCAAATATTAGGTTAGGTGTATTACGTGCTATTCGTAGCAAACTGGATGCAGAAATAAGAACCCACGACATGAACCTAGAAATATTATTGTGCCATAGTGTAGGTATAGGAGAACACTCTGATATAACAACAGAAATAGAGGGGTGGATTCGTAAAATTGGTGAAGCTAAAGAAGCGATTGCTGTTATTGATACTAAACTAGGTTAATAATGCAAGAAAGTGAAAGGAACGAACTACAATCTCATTTCCCTTATATGGGGTTAAAACTTAATGAATTAAGCATACAAGAAGAGCGCTTAATTCTTTTTTACTTAAAAGGTATGTCAAAAGCTGCTGCTGGACGCGCAGCCGGGTACCAAAATATGGAGAATGTTTATGCGATATTTAAAAGAGAGCCAATTGAAAAAGCAGTTAACTACTTACGCAAAGAAATGGTGGAAGAGTGCAAATTTGACAGGAACCAAGCAACCAACATGTATTTGGAAGCCCACCGAAAATCGGCTAACTCCACTGAAGAAAAAAATGTTGTTGACTCACTATGTAAACTACATGGACTCTTTGCCCCAGAAAACGCCACCCAAATAAATATAAATGTTGATAAAGTTCACCAGTTAGAAAGATTGTCTGACGACGAGCTAGTAAAACTGGCCGGTGAAAATTCTGCTTATTTAGAACCCGTTAAATAGTGGTAGAAAAAATAACATGCTCTAAATGTAAAGGAGAGTTTGCAAACACTCTTATAAATGATGAGGTGTGTGTATACTGTAAAGCGGACGCAGCTGAAAAGATCGCCCAGAACCTTGATCAATCTGAGCCAGTAAAACCCACTCCGGAGATAGACGCGCAAAAAGAAGCACAGCGAGAACTAGCCAGACGTATTCTTTCACGAAAACGACTTCTTCCCTTTGTAGAGCGATTCAACCCAGACTATTCTGCGGGTTGGGTTCATAAAGACATATGTAAGCGTCTCGAACAATTTAGTCAGGACGTAACCGATAAAAAATCTCCTAGATTAATGTTGTTTATGCCACCTCGACACGGAAAATCAACATTAGCTAGTGTCTCCTATCCAGCTTGGCATCTTGGTAGACACCCTGAACATGAATTTATAAGCTGTTCGTATTCTGGATCCCTAGCAATGGCGTTTAGTAGAAAAGTTCGTCATCTACTGCGGGAACCATTATACAAAAATGTGTTCGCTGATGCAAAACTAGACCCAACTTCTCAGTCTGTAGAGTCTTGGTTAACTACTAAAGGCGGAGGTTATGTAGCGGCCGGTGTTGGTGGTGGTATTACTGGTAAAGGTGCCCACGTACTTGTAATTGATGACCCAGTAAAAAACAGAGAAGATGCGGAGTCAGATTTTAATAGGGAAAGCGTTTGGGATTGGTACACTTCAACGGCCTACACACGTCTTGCTCCTGGAGGAGGCATACTTGTAATTTTAACAAGGTGGCACGATGATGATTTAGCGGGCCGTTTACTACGGGCCACGGAAGAAGGTGCTGACCAATGGGAAGTAGTAGAGTACCCAGCGATTGCAGAAAAAGAAGAAGAATTTAGAGAGATAGGTGAGGCGCTTCACCCAGAAAGGTATAACTTAGAACAATTAGTTAAAATACAAAAAGCTATTGGACCTCGAGATTGGTCAGCGCTGTATCAACAAAACCCAGTGTCAGATGAAGGCGATTATTTTACCAGGAGCATGATTACATACTTTGATTTTAAAGACATAGATTTTGAAAGGATGAAATTTTATGTAGCTTGGGATTTAGCCATAGGACAAAAAGATAGAAACGATTATTCAGTTGGTATGGTTATGGGTGTTGATGAGTACGATAACCTTTACGTAGTAGATGTTGTACGTGGGCGGTTCGATGGATACGAACTTGTAGAAAAGATTTTAGACCTTTATGAAAAATGGAAACCGTTGGCCGTGGGCATTGAGAAGGGTCATATAGAAATGGCTATTGGACCTTTCTTAGAAAAACGTGTTCAAGAACGCAGACTTCACGAAGCTTATTTTTATGGGCTAAAAACAGGAAGAAGAGATAAAGAAGCACGTGCCAGAGCAATTCAAGGTAGAATGCAGCAGGGGATGGTATTTATTCCAAAAGACCCAGTATGGTCTGGACCCTTAGTAGCCGAACTTTTAAGGTTTCCAAACGGAACCCATGATGACCAAGTAGATGCGTTAGCATGGTTAGGATTAATGATGACTGAGTTTGTAACTTATGTAGAAAAAATAGAGCATGTTGCTTCGTGGCGTGATAAATTAGACTCTATAAGTAAGGACTCTTCCAAAAAAACAGCAATGAGCGCGTAATATGCCAAGTACAAAGTATAAAAAATCTAAAAAAATGAATGCTGCCGAAGAGGCACAAACAGCAAGAAACCAATGGGATCGTTATGTACGAGCTAGGGACAACGGTCATTTAGATTACATAGAAATGGCTAAGCGTTGTGATTCTTTTTACAGAGGAGATCAATGGGACGAAGCAGACATAGCTCAACTAGATAGCGAAGGAAGACCCGCTCTTACTATAAATACAATATTACCTACTGTTAATACTGTGCTCGCTGAACAAAGTTCACGAAGAGGCGACGTACAATTTAAACCCCGTCGAGGCGGAGACCAAGCAATAGCCGACACCCTTACTAAGTTGTATATGCAATTGGGAGATAGTAACAAACTAGACTGGATGGAAGCACAAGTTTTTTCTGATGGTTTAATTATGGACCGAGGTTATTTTGATGTGCGCATGGATTTTGATGACCATATAGAAGGTGAGATAAGAATAAAAGCAAAAGACCCTTTAGATATTTTAATAGACCCAGACGCTAAAGAATGGGACCCCGCAACTTGGAATGAAGTATTTGAAACTAAGTGGATGTCAGTTGATGAAATAGAAGAAGTCTACGGTATGAAAAAGGCAGACAAACTTAGAATGATTGCTGAAAATGGAAGTACGCTTGGTATAGATTCTATAGAGTATGAAGAAGTAAGATTTGGAGATACTAACTCAGGACTTGAGTACGGAAAAGATATGCCTAATGACCCAGAAGAAATGGGAGCGTGTAGAGCTATAAGAGTTATAGAAAGACAATACAGAAGGTTGGTTAAAACACAATTTTATGTAGATCCTGGAACTGGTGACCAAAGAGAAGTACCAGACGTTTGGGGTAAGAAAAAAATAGAACAGTTTGCTGATCAATATGGTTTAGCCATAGTAGAAAAAATGGCTAGGAAAGTTCGTTGGACAGTGACTGCCGACCTGGTAGTTTTGCACGATGATTGGTCTCCCTATGAAGAGTTTACAATTATTCCTTATTTTCCATATTGGAGGAGGGGCAAACCTTTTGGGATGGTTCGTAATTTATTGTCCCCACAAGAACAACTTAATAAAATCTCTTCCCAAGAACTACACATTGTAAATACAACAGCCAACAGTGGTTGGATTGTAGAGAATGGTTCATTAACAGGAATGACAGCTGATGATTTAGAAGAGCACGGAGCTACTACTGGGTTAGTGTTAGAATTTAATCGTGGTTCCAGCCCCCCTTCAAAAATACCTCCAAACCAAATACCAAGTGGCCTAGATAGATTAGGGTTAAAAGCCGCCGCTAATATAAAAACTATTAGTGGAGTAAATGACTCAATGTTAGGCAGCGACCACCAAGAAGTTTCTGGTGTAGCTATGCAAGCTAAACAAACTCGCGGTGCTTTAATGATACAAGTGCCTTTAGATAATTTAACAAAGACAAGACAGTATTTAGCAGAGAACATGTTAAAACTTATACAAAGGTTTTATACAGAGCAGAGAGTTATTCAAGTTACGAATGAGAACGACCCTATGAAACCTAGAGAACCAATGGTAATTAATGAAATGACCCCAGAAGGCATGGTAATTAATGATCTTACTTTAGGAGAGTATGATGTAGTAGTTAGTAGCCAACCATCCAGAGACAGTTTTGACGAAACACAGTTTGCTGAAGCTTTACAATTAAAATCTGTTGGTGTTCCTGTTCCTGATGATATGATAGTAGAATACTCACATCTTCAGCGGAAGGAAGAACTCGCTAGAAGAATACGTATAATGACTGGGCAAGAACCGCCAACTGAAGAAGAGGCGCAAATGCAACAGTTCCAAATGGAAATGCAAATAAGACAAGTACAATTAGAGATAGCAAAACTAGAAGCAGAAGTTTCTAAACTGCAATCTGAGTCAGCGGTTAATATAGCCAAAGTACAAGACATGGCTGATGTACAACCACAAATCGAAGTAGCGAAGATACAAACTGAACTACAAATAAGAAGAGAAGAACTCGCCCTACGTCAAAGCTTGTCAGAAATGACAAATGAAATAAGACGTGGGCAGTCAGAGACGCAGTCTGCTACTAAGATAGCTACAGCGGCTATGCAAAACGCCAGTAAAAATAATCAAAAATAGGAGGTATTATCATGGCAGATAAGAAAAACGCAGAGAGCACCGAAGGTGAAGATGTGCAATTTCAAACTATGCCTGGGGCTGACCCAGTTTCCCAAGAAGAAAAAGATGGTTTTGGTTTAGATTTAAGTTTTGAGGAGAAAAATGAAAATCAAGAAGAGGCTGATGCAGGTGAAGAAACAACAGAAGAAGATTCAGAGGAAGAAACGGAAGTTGTTACAGAAGAGGAGGGAGGCCCAGAACTTGAAGCAGCAGAGGAGGACTCTGCAGAAACAAGTAATGACGGAGCTGATAGAGAGGTGGCAGAAGCAGCACCAGAAATAGAGGACAAGAAAAAGTCTCCTATGGTTCCTAAGTCTAGGCTAGACGAAGTTTTAGCTAAACAAAAAGCATTACAAAAACAATTAAATGAACAATCTGAAAAGAAAGCAGAAGTACTAACAGAAGCCCCCGAGTACGACTTTAATGTAAAAGAAGTTGAGTACCAACAACTAGTACTAGATGGGGAAGCAGATAAAGCTAGCTCATTAAGGAGCGAAATTAGAATAGCTGAAAGATCTCAAATGATGTTTGAAGTACAACAGCAAATGGGCCAAACAGTTCAGCAAAGCCAAGAAGTTATGAACCTTCAAACTGCGGCGAAAGAGTTAGAAACTGCTTATCCTATTCTTGACGAAAACAGTCAAGATTTTGATGT